ACAGCCATCCAGTCATCCGGCCCTGGGTACTCAATGAGGGAGATTCGTGTCAAACCGTGACGATGCCGGACAAGCGTTCTGTATTTTCCAGTATAATCAATCATAAAATCTCCAGAACCGGAGGTACACCTCATGGTTTTTCGATTATCTTTGCGATATTGTTTATTCATAAACCAGCTAAGGAGTGTGAACAAACAGATGAAACAGGAATGTAAAGATGAAGTAAGGGCCTACCTCAAGCAACAGCTCTTCCAGGAACGAAAGAGGCAAAAAGCAACTCAGGTGGCCTTCGCACGAGCTTTGGGAATTGATGTTCGTTCATACATTGCCCTTGAACACGGAGACTTCTTGTGTGGAACGATGACGCTCATTGTTTTTCTCACAAGATTCTGCCCCAATCCCCTCACTGTTCTTGATGATCTTAACAACATTCTGCAGCGTCACAGGATAAGCAGTCCCCGTTCATCATAAACGGAGCTGCTGTTTTGATTCTTCATAGCTCTGTCAAGCGCCATGACCAAAGCAACTGCACCATCGACTTTCTCCGTGGACTTCTCTTTGTCAATTTTCAAGTTTCCAGCAGGATCGGTGCGCACAAAAGCATTATCCATATTCCATCGGAGTACAGGGTGTCCACCATGATTGAGCTTCCTTTCAAGGACGATTCGCATTAATTCCTTCGTCGGCGGCGACATATCCCGAAAACCTTGTCCAAAGGGCACCATGTTGAAGCCATCATCCTCCAGGGTTTGAACCATCATGGTGGCATTCCAGCGGTCATAGGCAATTTCTCGGATATTGAACCGTTCGCCCAACTGGACGATAAACTGCTCAATGAATCCGTAATGCACGACATTTCCCTCAGTGGTTCGGATATACCCTTGTGCCTGCCACTTATCATACATCACATGGTCGCGGCGAACGCGCAAGCGGAGAGTATCCTCTGGCAACCAGAAGAACGGCAAGACGATATAGTGCTCATCGTCATCTCTTGGCGGGAACACCAACACCATCGCCGTCAAGTCGCTGGTGGATGAGAGGTCGAGCCCAGCATAGCACTCGCGGCCTTCCAACTCATATTCGTTGACAACGCCTCCACACTCATCCCACTTGTCCATCGGCATCCAGCGAACCGACTGTTTTACCCACTGGTTCAGCCTTAATTGCCTAAACATATTCTCGTCTGCGGGCGTTTCTTGTGCCTTTCTAAAAGCATCACGGACTTTATCGATGGATATCGTCTGATCGAGGGAGGGGTTTGCCTGATACCAGTTCTTTTCATTCGTCCAATCAGCGTCGTCTGGCAGACCAAAGATCACGGGATAGAACCGGGGATCATCCTTTCTGCCCTCTATGATGTCCAGCGCCTTTTGATGCACTTCCCAGCAGATACTGTTCCGATCTGTACCCGCCGTTGTGAGCAAAAACCACAGCGGCTGTTTTCTGGCATCGCCAGAGCCCTGCGTCATGACATCATACAAAGCGCGTGTCGGTTGGGTATGCAGCTCGTCAAAAATGCAGGCGCTGACATTCAATCCGTGTTTTGTCGCCACTTCCGAAGACAATACCTGGTAGATACTGCCGGTAGGTTGATACACCATGCGTTTGGTTGACGGAATGATCTTGATGCGTTTGCTCAATGCCGGAGACTGCTTGACCATGTCGACGGCAACATCAAAAACGATTGCCGCCTGCTGCCTGTCCGATGCACAGGAGTATACTTCGGCTCGCCATTCATCGTCATTACATAGCATATTGAGCGCAATGGCTGCGCCGAGCTCTGATTTCCCGTTCTTTTTGGGGATTTCTATATACGCTGTATTGTACTGGCGCATCGTGGGGTCATCGTCTCGAACCGTTCCAAACACATCCCGAATGATCTTAGTTTGCCACGGCAGGAGTTCAAATGGCTTCCCATGAAACTCGCCTTTCGTATGGCGTAGGCATTCAATGAACTGCGTGACTCTCCGAGCCTTTTCCTCACTGAACAACCTTCCAGCCACCTTTCAGCACAGATTCCATCGGATCATCGGTTTCAGTCTGCTCGTTGTTACCAGCATAAATCCTTGCACGGCTGGCCGGGGTCAAACCAAATTCCGAGCAGAAAGATTGCATGATCTTGAGATTCTGCTGCGCGATGCTGACCTGCGGGACCTGTTGCACATATCCAGAAGGTGTCTTGAAGATCGTTCCGTGCTGCGTCAAGAATTCTTCTGCTTCACGCCACCGCGCATAGGCCTGACAGTATCCTGCAAACGCCTCGAGATCATGGTTAGTGAGAATGCCCATAGCAGTCATGGAAGGAGCCAATCGCTTCCATTCCTTTTTTGCTTCCGGCATCAGCCATGTCGGACATTTGACGTTTTCTGAAGACGGAACCGGCTCACCGGTATTTATTGGCCTACGTCCCTTTCCTCGATCCCCCTCCAGCACTTTGAGCGCAGTTGGAAGCGGCTTTCTGCCTCTGGTCGCCATTGACTTCACCTCCATTCTTAATTCTTTTCTTTCTCGCCAGGTAAAATAAAAGCCCTATCCCCATGAGGGAAAGAGCTAAAAGAGCGAAACGCCACGCAGATACTATGAACATATCGGCGCGAACAACCGCTGCCATTATTCTTCTTTCAGTGTCCACTAACTACCCTCACAATCAGGATGCGTCTTTCATCAACTGCTTATAGGTTTGCTCTTGCCCTTCTCTCAGTACCGTAATTGGCGCTTCTGGACATTCCGCATGAAACCTCTCTACAATTACTGAAGCATACTTCGGGTCAAGTTCCATCATTCTGCAAATTCGATCCGTTTGCTCACATGCTATGAGCGTGGAACCAGAACCACCGAACAGATCCATAACCACGGCATTGGGGGCACTACTGTTTTTGATGGGGTATGCCAACAGCGGGATCGGCTTCATCGTCGGGTGGTCCGCGCTCTTCTTAGGCTTGTCGAAGTTCCAGATCGTACTCTGCTTCCTGTCGGCGAACCATTTGTGCTTTCCGTTGGGCAACCAACCAAAGAGTACGGGTTCATGCTGCCATTGGTAGGGACTACGACCCAACACCAGGCTGTTTTTCACCCAGATACAAACGCCGCTGATATGAAAACCTGCTTCTTTGAAAGCTCTTCGGAAGTTCAAACCCTCTGTATCCGCATGGAAGATATAGGCGCTGCCACCTTCTGCCATATGTGATGCCATATTCTGAAACGCAGCAAGAAGGAAGCTAAAAAACTGTTCGTCAGCCATGCTGTCATTCTGGATTGATTTACCATCTGCCGATTCATAGGCCACATTATATGGAGGATCGGTGACTACAAGGTTTGCTTTCACGCTCTCCATTAATTGATCGACGTCTGAAGGATTTGTGCTGTCCCCACACATCATTCGATGTCTTCCCAGCGTCCAGATGTCGCCTGTCTGGACAAACGGCACAATTTGGTCTGGATCAATATCGTTTTCATCGTCATGTACATCCTTATCATGCACTTGCGAGAAAAGGTCATCTACTTCTGCTGCATCAAAACCAGTTGCTCCAAGGTCATATCCTGAATTCTGCAAATCCTGAAGCAGATCTGCCAGAGCAACCGGCTCCCAGTCACCTGTCGCTTTATTGAGGGCGATGTTCAAGGCTTTCTCGTCCTGCATGTTTTCAATATGAACAACGATGCAGTCAACCTCTGTTGCGCCCTCAGCCACGAGGATTTTATACCTTTGGTGGCCACCAACGATGTTCCCAGACACTTCATTCCAGACAATCGGATCAACGTACCCAAAGTCATTCAGGCTCCGCTTGATTTTTTCATACGCCGGATCGCCAGGCTTGAGGTCCTTTCTGGGGTTATACCTTGCAGGTTTCAACCGTTCAACCGGTATACGCTGCATATTCAGGGTTGTGTTCATCAGATTTCCTCCGGTTCTACTCAATTCAACTTTCTATGTCCTTGTACTTTTGAGGAACTATGCCCCGTAATACCCCCGGCCTTGAATTTGTCGGAAATTCACGCGAGAGTGGGGCGCGGTCTCCGTCAGAGGCTCCCAGGAATACGACCTCCCCCTGGGACTTTGCAAGAGCAAAGCGGAAAAGTCCTCCGGTGTCGTGGACTTTTCCAGAGCAAAGCGGGAAAGTCGCTCGCCGCGATGGGACTTCTGCAAGGCAAAGTGCAAAAGTCCT